TGCCGATGAAGAGGAGGCGTCTGAGGTCATCTATTTCGGAGATTACTCTCCCGGAGAATCCTACGGACTTCCTAGATGGATTAATCAGCTTCCCGCAGTCTTAGGATCGAGGAAGTCAGAAGAAACCAACCTCTCATTCTTCGAAGATAACGCTATCCCAGCCATGGCCATTCTTGTGGGGGGTGGACAACTCTCAATGGAGAGCATAGAAGCTATTAAAGATCAATTTACTCTCAACAAAGGATCAGCATCTCAGCATAAAGTAATGGTGTTAGAGGCAGTCCCGGATCAAGAGACGATGGATATGGCTGAGGGTCGTCCGGCAGCTCCGTCGATTAAAATAGAAGCACTCTCTAAGGAGAGGGATGGAGATTCACTCTTTCAGAACTACGACAAATCTAATTCAACTAAGATTCAGTCGTCTTTCCGACTACCTTCAATCCTTCTAGGACTATCGGAAGATTACACACGTGCCACCGCCCAGTCTTCTCTAGACATGGCAGAAAGCCAGATATTTGTTCCTGAGCGCAAAGCATTCGACAGGATAGCCAATTATAAGATTTTACTCCGCAAAAGGAGGCCGATGAAGTATTGGAGATTTAGAAGTAAGCCAGCTAAGATCTCAGGATCATCGGCAATTATAGAATCCCTAACAGAGTTAAATGAGGTAGGAGCACTCACTCCTAACATCGCTAGATCCTTAGCTAATGGAGCTTTTGATACAGAGTTCCCGAATATTACCGAAGATTGGGGAGATCTCCCATACTCTGCAGGATCTATCGAATCCCCCAATAATTCTACTCCACCAACAGATACCCCTACTGAGTAATGGAACAAACTGAAGAGAATGATCCTTGGGGAGAAGAAGAAGCCGCATTAGCTGCATTCCTCTCATCTCAATATTCTGGGACATATAAGAAACACATACCTAGACTCAGAGAGGCCTATATATCCGCCTCCCAATCAGGAGATTTTCAGATAGTTCAAGATGAATTAGTAGCGATACAATCGGAAGAAGATGCAGGCGCAGTTAGATCAGGAGACTTCGACACATTAAAGGCCATTACAGCCGCTCTAGTGTTTAGGGGCATAGCAGACGGAGTTCCTGCTCAGAGGTCTGCATTCGATCAAAGTAGCGTGGATCAGCAGACACTAACATCTGCGGCTGTAGGAGTCCAAACACGCGCCAACACAAAATTTGAGAGATCTATTTCATCTACTGCTACTAGAGCACTAGATATCCTAGAGAATAATGTAGATACGGAAGACTTAGGACTATCTGAATTTGAGGAAGTCTTAGATTCAAGATTTGGAGACGGAACCAAAGAACTAGACTTAGAGGCTCAACAAACTTCAGTAAGGGCCTACGGGTGGGGAGTATTGAACTCAGGATTGAGGGCGGGAATCAGAACATATGTCTACGATGCAGTGATAGATGGAAGCACTACTAAAGTCTGCACACACTTAAATGGAAGAATTTTTAACGTAATCGACGGACATGAAAGATTTGTTTCTATATTTTTATCTGATCCTAATGATATTGCTTCTGTATCTCCTTGGCTGGTTGAAGACGATGTGTCAGGACTGGAGACGTTCCAATTATCCTCTCAAGGGATCTTAACCCCGCCTCTGCATCCTTTTTGTCGTTCAGTTATCAGGTTGCTAGGGTAAACATGATGAATCCCGAGTTCTCTTGTTCCTTTATATTTACATTTTGCAACTGGTTGCAAAGTTTAGAGGTTGCCAAGAACTCATGTTAGCAGTAATTCTGCTTCAACATAATTCTCAATGGCCGAATCCTACCTAAAGACAGTATCCATAAAGAGTCTGGATCTAGAAAAGCAGATCGTCTCTGGAGAGGTTTATGCTCCTAATGAAATGGACTCACACGGGGAGGCCATGTTGGCAGAAGATATTGAATTAATGGCCCATGCTTTCATTGGAAAGTCTGACGGAGTCAAAAAGACTATTGATGTTCAACATGATAATGAAGTCATCTCTGCTTATCCAGTTGAAAGCTTCATTGCGAGAAAGGGAGATCCTGACTACTCAGAAGGTGCGTGGGTTCTATCTGTTAAGATAGAGGACCAAGAAATTTGGGAGTCTGTTAAGTCTGGAGAACTGAACGGGTTTTCTGTTGAGGCTTTAGTGATAAAGAAAAACGCCATCGTCACTATAGAGACCGTGATTGACAATGTAGGGACTACTGAGGAGTCTGACGGTCATACACACCTGTTCTTCGTTGAACTCGACGAGAACGGGAGAGTAGTCGGGGGAAGAACCTCTGAAACTGATGGACACTCCCACGAAATCAATAAAGGGACTGCTACAGAGGTTTCAGACGGACACTCCCACAGATATTTTATTTCTTAGCCAATGATTCAATCCCCCATAAAGACTCAGAAAATAGTTACCCTCTTAACGGAGCCGGAAGCCAGATTCGTCTCTCTTGTGGATCATGGAGCAAACCAAAAACCTTTCCGATCACTCAAATCATTAACATTAGACGAGAGTTCACAACCCCAAGATAATATGTCCAAACAAGATACAGATGACTTGCCGCTGGCTCAGATCAATAAATTTGAGTTTGATGGCTCCCTATTCAAGACCGAAGATTCCGTAGTGGAATATCTTACCCAAAAAGGCTACTCTAAATTTGACGTAGTTAAAGACGACGAGACTTTCGTAGTAAAAGGAGTCGATGAGTCTTCTTTCTCCAAAGTAGAAGCTATTAAGTCTAACGATGATGGTGTTACTATTTACGTCGGAGAGAAAGAGACAGCCTCTAAGGAAGAGGAGACTGAAGTTTCTGAGAAGTCCGAAGACACCAAGCCTAAGTCACGACTTAAGAAGAAAGAAAGTGCAGAAACTTCAGACCCTAAAGAACCTAAAGAATCTTCTAAGAAGGAAGACAGTTCTGAAGGTTCAGATGAAGCTCCAACTCTTCCAGAAATTTCCCAGAAATTCGACTACTGGATGGCTACATATACAGACTCTCCTAATATCGAGGAAGTACTTAAAGCAGGTAAAAACGGATACCCAGTAGGGTATTACGACATTAAAGAGGCGTTTAACATCGCTATCGATAACGCATTTACTGCCGGAGATTCAGAAGCTGTCGCAAAAGCATCTACTGATTTTGGAATTATTCTCAACAGCTTCAACGCCCTGACCGAATCAGTCTCTAAAGCAGAAGGTAAGGAAGTCGCCCAAAAGACGTTTCATTCCGAGCCGATTAAGAAGACAGACGAGAAAACAGAAGTTGAAGTAGAAGAAGTCCAATTAGAAGACGTATCTGTAGGCCTTACCGCAGAAGACGTAAAGGGAATCGTTGCTGAAATAATCAAGCCTGTTATAATTCAAATGCAAGACTGTATCATCGAGTCTGCCGAAGACCTTAAAGCAGATATCTCTTCTGACGTAGACGGTAAAATCACCAAGATAGAGGAGGACGCTAAGGAGAATGCGACTAAAGCCTCAGACCGTCTAGACTCTCTAGAATCACTTAAACGTGTCCGCAAGTCGGATGCCGACCCATCTCTTGCAGGGGGTAAAGAGAAATCTGAAAAGATTTTCTCTGCACCGTCCGATCCCCAAACACGTCAAGCGTTTGGATTCCGTTAAACTGCACAGATAACAGAAACACACCAAAAATACACCAACTAATACAATGGCCTCTAATAAAGAACTCATTACTAAAGTGGATCTCGCTCTGTCTGACCTCGCAGCAGACGGCGGACTCCTAAATGCTGAACAATCCAATACATTCTTCCGCACTATGATCGAACAGCCTACCATCATTGGGCAGGTTCGCACAGTGCAGATGAATTCACCGTCTCAGAAGATCGACAAGATCGGATTCGGAAGCCGCATCCTTCGTGCAGCCAACCAAACATCTGGATCTAGAAGCTTAGCAGCTACAGATCGGGTTAAGCCCGATCTCGGTCAGGTAGAGCTTAACACTTCCGAAGTCATTGCTGAAATCCGTCTCCCATATGAGACTCTCGAAGATAATATCGAGCGCGGGAATATGACCAATACCATCTTGGCCCTAATCGCTGAGCGTGCGACTCTAGACCTAGAAGAGCTTGCTATCCTTGGAGACACCGCAGATGCCGACCCATACCTAGCTCTCCAGAATGGATATCTCAAGCGCATGTCTTCCAATGTGGTTAATGCTACAGGTCTTGGAGTCACCTCTCAGGTATTTAATAACGCGATTAAGGCCATGCCTAAGCGTTATCGTCGTAACAAGAACCTTATGAGGTTTTTCGTTGAGATGGATCTTGAGCAGGATTACCGCCAGTCAGTCACTTCCCGCGATACAGGTCTGGGAGATGCTATCCTTACGGGTAATCAAGCCCTCCCAGTTCACGGCGTTCCAATGGTAGGTAACGCTCTACTCCCTAACCAGACTGGTATCTTCTCTGATCCTAAGAACCTCCTGTTCGGAGTTCAGCGTCAGGTCCGAATCGAGTCTGATAAGGATATCTCAGCGCGCGAATATATCTTCGTCCTCACCTCTCGTGTAGCCCTTGCAATCGAGGAAGAGCCAGCGACGGTTAAGATTGAGAATATTGGTGCTTAACATTTAGATAATTCACCTTTATATAGGGGAGGCGGATATAATGTTCGCTTCCCCTTTTTCACTCTAACCAATACTAATATACTACTATGGCAAAAACACAGATAGCTACCCTAGAACAAGGAAACACTTACTTCCTAGCAGACAAGAGATTCGACAAAGGAATTCCTGTAGAAGTTACAACAGAAGAGGCTAAAATCCTCAAAGGAGCTAAAGTCTCTAAGACATTCCTAGGAGATGATGGAGTTGCAGAAACTCAGGAGCAGGCTCGCTTCAAGTTCGGATCGTCTGGATCTACAACCACTAAGACTTCAGGATCTCGCGGACGTAATAAGTCCTCGGAAGATTCCGATGAACCGGAAGATTCTGAAAATTCCGACAAATAAATCTTATTAGAGATTTTTCATGAAGAGTGGTCTACTAACGCCTCCGAACTATCAAGTTCTGCTTCCTCTGTCCGAGGTAAAGACTTGGCTGGTAGTAGACCACTCAGATGAGGACTCACTGATAGCGAGTTTAATTTCTTTGGCATTCTCTAGGGCAGAGAAGGTAGGAAGAATATCCATTGCCCCATGCACTAGATACGCCCTTTTTCCTAAAGGAAAGATTACCCATTTCCTCCCATATGGACCAGTAACGTCTGTAGACTCCTCTACTCCTTTAGGGGGATCGCTCTCTCAGGAAACTCTGTGGGAGTATTCAGAAGCTACTGACTCAGAAGTTAGGGTAGAGTATTCTTGCGGAATGACTACAGACCAATTTAATACCACAGAATCTGGACTCAAGATAGCGATACTCAGATTGATTTCGTATTGGTACGATGATCGAGATGCAGGATCTGTCGGTAAGTATTCTGTTCCCTCAGATATTCAATCGGTATTTCACTCTTATTGGACTTCCCCGTCTTACTACCACTAGACCCCAATGAGTAAGAGGCGTCTAGATACTAAAATCACGATCTCTAGGGAACAAGAGGCCGTAGGAGCAATGCATGAAGTTATTATTTCATGGGTAGATATAGGGGAATTCAACGCATCCTATCGAGAAATGGGAGGAAAGGAGACCGTAGTAGTGGATCAGTTAGTAGCAGTGACGGATGCTAAGTTCATAATTCGTTACTCTTCTAGATTGTCCGACCCGACCGCTAAGCTCCGAATTACATATTCTGGAGTAGTTTATGAAGTATACCACGTAAATCCTTATCCTAACTCGCGTCCTAGGTATCTAGAATTCAAATGTAGAAAACGTATAGATGGCCCGGTTGCGATTAGATCCTAGTAGTCTTCAGAAAGTTAGGCGTAATTTTAAACAGGTTTACGGTAAATTAGATCTTGCCGATGCTATGAACGATGCTGGCCAGATAATAGAACATTCTGCAGCCTCTATGGCTCCGGTAGATACGGGAGCACTAAGAGACTCGATAACTACTGAAGTAATAAGCAGCTCTAGAGGGGTTGGAAGGGTGTTCATCGGACCCGATAAGAGGATGCGTAGGTGGAAAAGATCTAGAGGGTCTTCCCCTAGACTTCACGTCCCAGTTGATTACGCTATATTTCAAGAGTTCGGCACGTCTAAAATTCGGGGACATAAGTATATGCGTAAAGCTCTCGCTAAGAATAGAAGACGATATTTCAAACTTTCCGGACGGTATATTTTCAATCAACTAAAATAAAAGTCCATGAAACTAATAGATGTAAAAACTCAAGTGGGGAATATCCTTAAAGCCTCTCCGTTACTAGTTCCCTTAATAGGAAATAAAGTATATGCCTCTATGGCTCCTCAAGGGACAGATCCTCCGTATATCTCTTTCTCAGTTTCCGGCTCGGAAGATTTATACTCTCACTCCGGAAACGAAGGGGTAGGGAGCGTATTTATGGAGTTCGAAATAGTTGGAGGTAAATCTGTTGCAGAGATAGAGACTATCAGAGATGCACTTCAAGAGGCTATTGAAGAATTTGCAGGAACAGACGTTTCTCTATCTTCTGGACCTATTGTCAGGTTCGGAGGTATATTCCTGAGGTCCGAAATAGATCTCTACGACGCAGCTACCTTCAGCTATAGGAAGTCCATTGACTTCGACATTCACTTTAGTCATAGCTAAATCGGGACCTCCCCAGATCTTGACCTATGTAGTTGATGGCTTCACAGTCTGAGTATTCAAGAGCCTCTTTTATCGCTCTCTAATTCTAAACATTAATATTATGGCAAAATATCACGCATTTGGAGCACAGCTTCAATACAATGACGGCTCAGGATTGTGGATTACAATCGCAGGCGTAAAAGACGTTACTGGCCCTACAAT